GAACGGCGACCAAGCAGTTCCTGCGGCTACCTCAACTCTTCGTATGTCTGAGCAGTTAGGTCTATACAGTATCATTGATTCTCTTACGATCAAATCTCAGGCGACTCATCAGGTCATTGAAGAAATTAGAAACTTTCCAAGATTTATGAGTTCTTACCTCCCCGTCACTTCAAGTGAGAATGATCAGTCTGGACATCTTGCTCAACAGGCACTCGTAAGTTCTAACTTCGCGAATCAGAAGGGAACGGTTGTTGCGAACCCAGCGAATGCTTCCAACGGCGGAACGGGTAATGCTTTCTGTATTAACCTTCCCTGTGGTCTTTTCAATGGTCGTAATCCCATCCCTCTAATGGCGAATGGTGCTGGTGGTCTCGGCGGTCTCCTCGTAGAAATTCAACTTGCTCCTGATTCAAACGTTCTGTTTGATGCTAACGGTAACTCTACATCGGGCGAAGTTCTTGATGCTTTCTATGAACTTAAAGCAGTATCCCTTGTTGCTGAGGCGATTAAACCAGATCCTTCGGTAGCAATGCCGGCGGCGAATACATTTGAATACAATTCTATTTCATCCTACTTCACTACATTTAACTCTACGAATGCGATTGTAAATTTCAACCTTGGTCTATCAAGAGTCCTGGGTGTATTTGGTAATCTCATATCTGCTTCTAATATTAATAACAGAGGGGCGAATGGTCTTGCGAATGCTTTCCCTGTCAATTCGGATACTACTCAGACACCTGCTGAAATTAAGCAGTTGTTCTTCACTCGTGGTGGCGAAAGATTTCCTTTAGAATATAACATTGATACTATCCAGAGTGACACTACGGTCCCGGTCAATGTATCAAATACGTTTGCTGATGCTCAGATCACTCAGAACTATATGAATGCTATTCAGCAGTTCTCAAAGATTCATCGGACACAGGTATCTCCTATCAATACTAAATATCGTACTGGTGAGGCAAAGGTTGTCAATTTCATTCCCGATGGAGGTTCGGCAGCTGGTCTCGGAGTTGCGTATGATGTCATATCTGGAGACGGTGTAGATTTCTCATCGGTTAATTTCGGTATTAATATGACTACGGATATGGTTACGGATTCACCTCAGGCACTTTACTTGTTTGTTCACTCAAAACAGACGGTTGCTTTCTCCCAGAACGGTATTTCGGTAGTCCGCTAAATCTACAGTAAAATTTTTAAAATAATTTATTTGATAAAAAAACATAAGACTTAATAAAATATGTCTTACGCTTCTTCCTCCGATCAATCTGCTATGACAGCACAGCAATCAAACACTCCTGTATCTACTTCAACTATCCCCGATTTAGTAAAGATCGGACAGATTCCTTCAAACACTGCGATTGATATTGAAACTGATATCCTTGACCCAGTTGTTCACACGGATACTTTCTGTCGCTTCCAGTTCCAGAATAAAGGTATTCTTCATTCTAACTCTAAGATTGTTCTTAGATTTAACACCAATTCTAAGGTGGGGACCGTCCCACTTGGTGTAGGGATTCATTCCTTGATTGAGAGATGTGCTCTGCGGGTCGGCACGAAAACAATTTCGGAAATTGATGACTTCAATCACTACATTGGATACAAATCAATGTTCCTTTCTAATGAACATCAGAAACAGAGAGAAGCATTTGTATCTGGTCGTCGTGTTGCTCATAAACCTTATTTATTCAATGGATCAAATGCATCCTACGCGGGTGCGAACGGTTGTATGACACAGGCTGCTCCTTTCATTGGTCTTGATAACGGCACAGGTCTGCTCCGCACTGCTACTACGGACGGTCAACTTGAATCGCAGAGATTCGTAGAAACGAATGCTGATTTCGGGGCAGAGTTTGCTATCTCTATTCAAGACCTTTTCCCTTTCCTATATACAAATCAGCTCCCGCTATTTATGATGAAAGAACCAGTTACAATAGAGTTATTCTTCTCTTCTGCTGGTGGAGAACGACTCTGTTTGCCTGAGAGTGATAAAGCATCTTCGGGACACAAATTCACAATTGATACGGGGGCGACTGAGCTCGTTGCTGATTATCAGTATTTCCCCCAAGAAATGATGGAAGAATATGCTAGACAGAACTCTGATATGACTTTCACTTATATGGATTACAGACTCGCAAAACGATCCATCAAGATTGATGCGGGTGCTGGGAATGGTAATGCTACTGATACTGGTCAGCAGATCATCAACGTTGGAGGCGCCGGACGTCTTGTTACTAAAGTGATTAGTATGTTATCGGACGATACTATCACGGATTTAAGTATGCTAAATAACTATCATGCGAGGGCGTGTATCCAGGGATACGATCTAACTCCTGCTAAGAATGGATGCCTCACTTCTAATGTCAAATACAACGATCACTTCTTATATCCTGTAGATGTTAATAACTCTGCTCAGCAGTTTTACAACGTTGTTCAGGCAGAAGGCATGGTTCCTTTTGTTACTCGTGAAGAGTATGCTAATCAGGGAACAGGTATGACGCCTGTTGAATATGAAGGTCATAATCAGAACGGTCAATCGCACGGACTCGTTGGTAAGTTCTTTTATCAGGCGTATAAACTAAACAGAAATGAACGTATTAACCAGAGAGGTATTGAGTTGTATCAGAGATACGACGGTCTGGAAAATCTTAAGACGGGTGCTGGGGTGTCTACTTGTACTCTGAGATCATATTTGGAACTCGTAAGAGTTGCTACTCTTAAAGATGGTGTAATGGAAACCTTCCTAGCATAAAGATATCTTTTTTTACTTTTTATATTTTTATATGTTCTATAAATAAATATGGAAACATCTTATGTAGATACAATATTAATTGAAGCAAATCGCAAGAGTTCTCCTGAGTATCTAGCGAGTTACGCGGGGAATGCTTCAAACCCAAGTTCTTGGACTAACTCAGTCGGGTCGGGTATAAAGTTGGGAATAGGTGATAAGATATCTGTTCATTCTGCTTACATATCTGAAATTGGTAATGAATCAGCAACGATTGAGATTAAAGGTAAACAAGCGACTAACAATACTGGTGTGGGACAAAGTTATATCTCAGAACAGAATGTTTTAACAAAGACTTTAAACGAGCAGAGTAACGTTCAAAAAATCGTCACGGAAATAGTTGATGATATATCAGGAAACTTCCATTGGAATACAATATCATCTTCAGAAACAAATAAGATCAGGGATGATGAAATAAATTTAACTCATTCATATTACAAGTGTAATCAGGGGGATAACTATATATCTTTACCTCGGAGTTGCGCTTATGATGATGTTGGAGGATATCCGGATGCGAGTAGACCGTGGTCTATGTGGAACTCTTCAAGGAACGGTTCTGTTGTGAATGTCAATCCTTACAGATATGGCGGAGATTATTCTACAACACGATATGGAGGTAATGCGTCTGGATGGGGTTTTAACAATAATTCATTTACACCTTTCGGGGATCGCTCTGAGATAATTAACGATGGAAATAGATATACGTTATTTGTCCGAAGCGATTTTAAAAACTTTACTCCTTTCGGGGAACTGATCACTGAATCTTTAATGGGACATCGGGATCCTGCTCTTGCGGATTACAAGTGGTTTAAGAAAACTGTAAACTATAAAATTAAAAATGGTTTTAACAGTCCTGCGAATGTTGCTGATTCTTTTACAAATCAAATGAATAATGTAAATAAGATAACTGAATATGCTTATGGGGATGAAACGAGTGGGACAACTAAATCTGTTGGACAAGACTCATCTAATCAATTACAACTGACTGCTGAGACTCCTACGAATCAATTGTTTCCTTGTGCGACGGCATACAATAGTTTCTTATATGCGAATAAGTGGTTCAATGACACTTATACACAAGGAGCAATTCATACTCAACCAAATTTTGCTTGGGAGGCGTCACAAAATGCTTTTACATTTTCATCCACAAGAATGTTTAGCGGTGAAATAGTATTTCCTGGTATGACATTAGCAGATATCACTCTCACTGGGCAGGACAAGGTTCCCGATGGACTCGCTAATCTTATAGGTGCTACTGTTACATCAGTTCGCGACACAGCTGCTGGAGGAGGTACGACATTCATTTCATTTGATCGTGAAACTACTGTGGAGGATCTGACGACAAAGGCTTCGGTAGACTTTATTTTCTCTAATGCGGCTCAGATGAATCTTTACGATTCTTGTTACAGCACCATCGGGTATAAAAGACCTGAGATTCAACAGGAGGGAAGAAATCTTTCTCCTCTTTATAAAGACGGTAATAATGATGCAGAGTATAGATGGAATACGATAGATGGATCGTTTGTAACAAATATAGATATCTCTTTTCCCAATAATGCTTCTATAGGAGCTCAACCGCGATCTTTAATTTATTCAGGCATCCCTTGGACTGAGGATAATTTAACACGTTTAAAGAATTTATTGGAAAGTGAGGAGAAATACCCTGAACTATTTGATTATTCAAATATGTCTGCTTCTCAACAAAGACTCGCGGGAACAGCGAATGAAAGTATAATGAGTCCTGATAAAGTTCGTTTCCTATGGATGAACGATGGATATTCTGCTTCTACAACAGACGAGGTGGTAACTGTTACTGGATCTGGGACAACGGGCGTTACAACAGAATTTTTAAACTTCAGTGTTGCTGATTTCAATAAGATAGGTGTAGGCGATATTCTTTATGGGGAAAGTTGGAACTCTGGGAATGGTTTTAATTCTTCAAATACATGGGTAACAAGCAAGAAGAATGGGAAGGTAAATATATCTTCTAAATTAGTAGGGTCGCCAGTGGGAGGAACAGTTCGGCGAAGCAATGCTTGTATTGGACATGATAAGTATTATGGGGAGGGTAGAAGTGCTGGGGCGTTATTCTTTGATTATAATAAAGATAGAAAAGATATCAGGGGAGGTGAAGGTTTATCAATATCACGATTCAACTCACTTACATATGGATTTGCGATGAAATATCAATTAAGTGATGGTGCTGGAGGTCTTGATGATTTTATTGGATTCTCTGTTGAAGAACAGTTTTCAGGGAAAACAATTCCTTCTGATTGGTTTTCAGACGCTGGGACCATTAGTAAAAGAAGTATTGGTTTTGATAAACATTTCAATGCTTATGGGACAGCCGCGATTCTTTTAACAAACGGTCTGTGTAGTTTATGGGGAACTATATACGATAATGAATTAATAGATACAGCGGGTAATCCTACTTGGAGAGGGGTGTCAAACTCTAAGGTTCCTACGAAAGCACTTGGGACACCTGATATTTTTCATTCTTGGCAACCAGAACCTAGCGAGGACGGAATGTTTACGAATGCTTCTACATTCGGTCCTGCTCCACCTGGGAGTGGATATTGGGCGAGTTTATTTAATGAGATTTATATGGGAGCAAATAAACCTCAGTTAGGTTTTGATAGTCTTTCGTCCCGCTTTCAGTTTGTGGATCTTCATACATCTGAATTGATAGGAACAGACTCTGAATTTGTAAACTCCGGGTCCGATGTGGCGGACGGTATAACTCCTGTGTATAAAATAAATAAACGATTATCCCGTTTGAATTATAGTCCTAATTTTATACCTTACAATAACGTGTTTAAAATTAATAAGTGGAGCAATGGATCTGCTGTCGCCGTCGCAGAGTTGGATAAAAATATGACTCCATATAGTATCATGGATGCGATGGGAGGAATATTCTTTGAAGACTATGGAGTGGACGAAGCAAGTTGGAAACAATCCTTATGGGAACTTCTGGGTTTCACATACGAACAATTTCATCAGGAGACTAAGAATCGTCTTGCCCGATTCAATAATACAAAGATAACTACTTCTACACCAACTACAAATGCTCTGATAGTAGCAAGTGATACTCAGTTATGGGTTAAAGAAGGTCCATCTGATATACAAGTGTTTAATACTCCTATCGCATTATATCCTTCTTGGGTATTTCCTGTTGAACAGAATGCTTCCGGTAGTGTTCTTCCTTTAGAATTTAAACCTGCGAATAAGACATTTCCGATGCCTGGAAACAAGAGACTTCCTGCTATCGTTCAGAGTGCATCTTCTACATCTATTATTGCTGACAATCTACCTCGTAAGATGTTATCTCCTATATATTTAGTAAAATCTGATATAATCTCTTCAATGTATATGGGAGGTAGAGAAGGTAATAATGATTTAGGAGTTGTGGGAGTCTGCTCTAAAAATGCGGGATACGGGGATTTTTATACCGGAGCGGAGGATGGTACAATCTTCACCAATACTATTCCACGAACAATTCAGAATATAAAAACAAGTATCGTAGATGCTGATGGAACTGCTTCTAGAGTAGATGATAGTAGTTGTATCATTTATAAAATTCAAAAACAAATTGCTGATAATTCTCAAGTAATTAATGATATACTAAATCCCCCTAAAACACCTCCTCAATAATATTAGTGTCATATGAAAAAGGGGTGTTTGTAATATCTCTGTTTACGTCTCTTAGCATATTAAATATTGAAATAAGTTCAAAGGTCTATGCTCGTTAAACACCATAAGAGTAATATTACACTTATTACACTTTCTGAAAATTATGATAAATTGTATTGTAGCAGA